GCAAACCAATAAACTCCGCCAGCCGTCCTACGAAGAGGATCAAAAAGTAGGTGATCAACGTATCGATGATCTGCCCACCCCAGCGACGGCCCAGCCCTGCGAGATTTTTCGGCTTTTGATATTCACTGCTGGTATTGCTGATGTCCATGCGCCTTCGCTCGATCGGAATTTAGATGACTGAGTATCGGCACCCGATCGCCAATATTTAGTGGCGCTTCAGAGGCGAGCGCACTGACTGTACGGTCTATCAAACCCCGCAATACTGCTGCACATGGCTCGGCTCGCTGAAGGTAAAGAAGTAGAAGGAAATCAGCCCTGGCAGGCAGAGTATCAACCCGACATCAGAGTAACTGCGCAGAACCTTTGCCGAGCTTGCGTGCCAACTCGACATTCATTTCGAACTGTTCGCTGACATCAATCGCCGTACGGCGACTCTTTTCGACTGAGCCTTCCCGAGTCCAGAGAAACGGGAAAAACGAAAAGCACTGATCCGCTTCCAGCGCCTGCAGGTCGCGAATCCAGCCGTTCCAGCGCAAACCGTTGTAGAAGGTCGCAAGCCGATCGCTCAACGCCCAACCCAGGAAGTCGGTGTAAGCAATGTGCAATGGCTCCCACAAGAGCGTGTCAGGCGCCCAGTAATACATCGCCCCAACTTCTTCACCCAAACCACCGCCATTGAGAGCAAAAAAACCTCCAGCGGCATCGTCGGCGACCAACATATAAGCATCAGCACGGCCGCCATTCCAATCCAGAAGATTTCGCGGTAATTGCGGATGCCCGGAGCCGATCAGGCGTAACCAGCCGTGATCAATCAGCAGCCCACCCGTTTCGAAGGCGATCGCACCCAAAGTCGATTTAGTCGTGACCTGAAGACCTGAAAGAACTCTGCCATTTTCGGCGGAGGGAGGGAGTAACTGATAGTTGAGTACGGCTTCCCCCAGCATTTTTTCAATGATGGGCAGCGCCGGATCCCGCTTGTCTATCAAGTGATCCAAACTTTTCATCCAGCGACCTTTTTTTTGCGCAGGCACAAAAAAGCCGATCTAGATGATCGGCTTAAGTGTCTGATTTTACTCAGGAATAATGGTCGGGACGGAGTGATTCGAACACTCGACCCCTAGCACCTCATGCAAGCGGACTGATCCACAGCCCGCCAAAACAGAGGCTTCGCGCCGGGCGCTCGCTGCAACGATGCCCAACCGTGCGCAACCGTGTTTTACAAAGTCACTCGAAAAGTCACTGAGCCTTTTTGGCACCATCCCGGCGTCCTGCCGACCGTCACCAATCCAAAACCCTATAGTTCGTCGCCTCACCCTCGCCCGACCGACTCGCCTAGATTACTGTACATTCAAACAGTACATAGCAAGGCGCCTCCGTGGATTCCCTCTATATAGAAGACACCGACGATTGGCTCGGTACCCCGACTTCGCTCGAAACCTGCCGGCACCAGCTCAGGATGTACGAAAACGAATTCGAAGCGCTCACCCTCAAGCTTGATCGGGCACTTGAAAATATTGAGAGCTTGGTTCGTGACAATGACGCGCTCACCCAGGAGAGAAATTCCCTTAGGGCAAAGCTTCAGTACGCCGAGGGGGACTTACTGAGCGAAAGGGGCAGGTTTGCGGACGTGGCCCACCAGAGAGACCATCTCTTCCATGAAAACCAGCGACTGCTCAGGGAGTTGCGTGAGCTGAAGAGCTGACCGCCTTCACATACGCCTGACACGCCTGCAGGGCAATCAGCCCCCGGTCGCCGGTGTCGGTGATGGCGATAATTCGTTGAGCATGCGCTGGGTCAAGTCGGGCTCGTACGGCTGCATGATCCACGCCGCCGCCGGCGCCGGCGGTGGCTGGCACACCGCAGCCTTTGGCAGCGTCGGTTGCGTCGAGGAGGACTGACAGCCGGAGATCAGAAGTGGCAAGGCGATCGCGCAGGCGATCTTGGTTCTTTTGAGCATCGGTCATTTTCCTGAAGTGGGTTTGCTCGCTGTCCGCCAGCCGCTGCTCGAGCGCCAGACGTTTGTCCTGCTCAGCCTGCTGTGCAGTAGCCGCGGCCTGGGTCGGTTGATTGAGGGTTTCGGCGTGCTGCTGGGATTGCTCGGCCAACTGCTTGCCGTAGCGCCAGTCCTGAAACTGCCAGGCGCTGCCGGCGCCGATCAGAACCAGCGCCAGCGCGCCCACCGCTTTCCACGGCACGACCATCACGGGACATCCTTGAAGAAGACGCGGCCTCCCAACTTGAGCCTCTGCTTTGCCTTCGCCGCCCAGGCCGGCGCCTTGATGCTGGTGGCGTAGTAGTGCGTGGCGCCGCCGGTGGGGTCTGGCACTTTGCCGTCGATCACCTGGTCAGCGACGATTCGGCATTGCGCCAGCTCGCGGAACGGGATCTGCTTCACGCCGATCAGGAACTGATAGTTCGGGTCGGTCTTGTTCCAGCAGCTGAACTGGTACGGCTTCTGGCACACGCCGGCGTAGCCCTCGCCCCACCACGAATTGGTCTTGCCATCATTCACGCGATTGCGGATCGTCCAGGCCACGGCGATCTGGCCGGCCGTACCTTCGCCGCGGGCCTCGCCCCACAAGGTGCGGGCAAGAATGTCGCGGTCTTTATCGGTTGCAGTCATCACTTTTCTCCGTGCAAAAAGAAGCCCGCTCGATGGCGGGCTGAAGGTAGAATGCGGCGGCATTGCAGCTGTACTCCAAAAACTAAATTTGATGATCCACATGAACGCTATCCATTCCGCTAGCAATGATCGAACAATTCATCTTGATGGCATAAGAGGTGTGGCCGCTTTGGCCGTTGCTCTGTTTCACTTTTCCCGAGCTTTTGACAATTCTTTAATATCTGGCAGCCACCCCATAAACCGGACACTTTTTAGCACTTTATGGAATGGCCACTTTGCGGTCGCACTATTCTTTGTACTTAGCGGCTATCTATTTTTCAACAAGTTCCACTCATCAAATGTCATGAAGGGCGCAGAGGCTGCCGCTAAGCGCTTTCTCCGTCTCAGCATACCGATTCTATTCGTGTGCCTAACAGCATACGCCATTCACAAGTTGAATCTTTTTACTAATCAGCAGGCAGCACTGCTAAGCGGGTCTGATTGGTTAGCTCGTTGGTATAAATTTGAGCCAGATTTAAGCCTAGCTATAATTGAATCTCTTTGGCTAGACTTCATTGCGTTTGATCCGGCGCGCACGTACAACTCTAATCTTTGGACGATTTCCTACGAGCTGTTTGCAGTTATTGGCATAATTGCCTTAGCTATAGCGTCCAAAAATTTAAACAACTTTCTGAAGATTGTATTAGTAACCGGCGTAACCGCAGTATGTTACGGAACTCACTACTTTGAGTTCATGCTTGGCGCAGCCTTAGCTCTGGCATTAAAAATAAAACAGCCGAAGGCATCCTGTTTAATAGCAATCTCAGTAATTACAATATCACTATCTATGTCAGCGCTAGCTCTTCCAGCCGGAATATCAGAATTTGCGAGCGACCTACTATACCCGTTGGGCGCTACATTACTTATAGCTGCAGCCAGTATAAACGAAAAAATCAAGGACGCATTTTCAAATAGCTTTTTCGTAAAGCTGGGCGAGTTTTCTTTCGGCTTATATCTGATGCACTTTATAACCATCAACAGCGTAGCGTCATCTGTTTACGCAGCTACAGAGTCGCTTTCGTTAACTTTTATTTCTTATGCCGTCTCAACGACCGTTTTGTCGATTGGCTTCACATACATAATAGATCAGCCTTGGACAAAGCTATTAAATCGGATTTTCCGAAAGAGAAAACCTCTCCTGGAGCAGCCTTTGGAAATCAAAGCGTAGACTCAGGCCAATCCGGGGTGCCCGGCCAACCTTCGCGTTCGGGGGGTTTGCCTAATGCGCTTCGGTACTTTTTCAACACCTGCAACTTTGCAAGATCGGTATCAGTGATCTTTTGGATGTCATAATCATCCTGCAAAGGCTGAATAACATTGTTCACATCGGATATTCTGGCGTTGAGATCAGACCTGGCGGTCATCTCAGCCCGCTGACGGTCTGCTGTGTCGAGCAGCCACTGCGGGATCTCTTCCGCACAAGTTTCGTTTTCGGCCAGTTCCCAGCCTTCGCCGATGGCCCTCCACCCATTATCGGTAATCGCATAAGACATAATTTATCGCTCCAGTCCGTAACCGCGCACGCCGATAGAACTGCCGCCCGTGACAGCAGCGTTATTCCTGTAGTTGATCGTTTGGACTGAGCTGCACAAAGTGTCAGCCTGATAACGATTCCCGGCAGGGCACGAAAGTATTTCAATTGTATTTGCATACCCTACAATCAGGGTCCCGCCGCTCGGGGCGGCATAAAGCATCAAAATGCATCTTTGCGTTGTCGGAGGAATGAATGAAGAGCAGTTCACGGATGTAGAAGATGTGGCGGTACCGCCTGATAAGGCCAGGGTGGATGACGCGTCCTCGGTGTAGATAACCGCACCGTTTGAGCACAGGAAAGGCCTGAACCCTGTGGGCCCAACTCTGAGCGCGGCGATAAAGCGCATTGAGCTGTCACCGGTTTTCGTTCTTGCTGCCCCCAAATAAGGCGCGGCAGGCGGTGTATTTGAAAAATTAATATCGGGCGTGCCAAAGTTATCGAAGAGATATATGTAGTACCAAGTATTCGTAGCGGGGGCTAGACCAGTTTTCACTATTGGCGACGATACTTTGAGAGCCTTACTTGCGCCTGGAACATATGCAGCGCCCGTATCTATCCCGATCGAGTTTGCGGAATACCAGACCGGCAACAAACCTTCAATGTAGCTTTCCGCAACCCCTCCCTGCTGCGAGGTGATCGGCTTCGTCAGCGCAGACAGCTCTGTGATATCGGCGTTAACGCCTGATTTTGCTGCGACCAGCGTTGCGCGTGCCGCCGGCGCATCGACGTCGTTGAGAAGTCCTTGAATGAAAGCAGAAAGATCCGTGATCCCCGTGCCACCCTTGCTCGGCGGCAGAACTTCGTAATTGCCAGTGGTGCCCAACGCTGCGAGCTTCGCACCGTACACGTTGACCAGCGCCCGTAGAGCATCCGCCGAATCCTTGACGTAGCCTTGCATCGGCGCCAAAGCGTAAATACCGGCGTTGTTGGTTGCGCCCTGATAGTCCGGCGAAATCGAGAGCGCGGTATCGCTCGCGATGTTGGTCACTTCGTACCAACCGCCATCTGGGCCGCGGAAGGCATCGCCAACTCGGCTGTTGGCGATGAAAGCGGTGCCTGTGCCAATTACGGCGTTGGAATTTTGGACGACAGAAACCGTCCCGGCTTTGTACCAGGGCATGGCGTTTTCCTATTTATGGGTTCAGACCGCCTGCTTCGCAAAGACTGCCGGCAGGAAAAAGGCGAATGGATTGTTGGCTGCAACCGTGACTGCGTAGAGCGTGTTCCCTGAGAAATCCCATGTGCAATACAGCTGCCTTGGGATCGTCCCACCAGAAACCATGGTCATTCCAAAATTATTGATGAGCATGAATTCATTTTGGGGAAAGCTGAACGGCACAGAGTAGTAATTTCGGTACAGGCCCTGATCATCCTGATCCGACTTAATGTATGTCCAGCTCTGGAAAGAACGCGTAAATGTGGCGTTAGGCGTTCCGGAGTCGAACAACATTTTTCCGGTCCCGTCCCAAAGCCGCATGCCGTATTGAGCGACAGCTTGCGCCGCGAAAGCGCCCACAAAATAGCGTCCATTCGGCTGAGCGGTGGCGCTGCTGTAAGTCCGAACATAGAACCCAGTCCAGTTTCCAGCCGATCCTATCAGCCGCATATTGCTCAGACCTGCTATCAAGGCGCTGTTGTCAGGCCGGACAAATACCAGCGGCGGCTCTTGGGATGTCACCGGCCTCGCGAAGTACGTTGTTGAGCCCATGCCGCCTTCTTCAGTCGGCGCATATCTCCCGCTGGCAATGACCATCAACCGGGCGGCCACGCGCCGCCGACAGACCTGGCTGGACTTGCCGGCCAGCGGAATTGAAGAGGTAGGCCATGGCCAAGAGCAATGCAGAATTGCAGAAGGACAAGCGCGCCAAGGAGAAGGCACTCCTCGAGCGGATCGGCGCCGAGAAGCGTTCGCTGATTGTTTCGAAAGCGCTCGATGACGCCCTGCTGATTCTCGGTGAGCGGCACGACTTCGAAGAATGGCAGGAGACGGTGTCGACGTTCATCATCAATCTTGCCGCAGCGCCTGCTGATGAGTCAGCTCGCTTCGCCAGCATGTCGCGACCGGAAATTGTAGTTAAGGAAAAGTGGTCGCGGCAGCTTGAGGATTTTGCCGCGACCGGAGTCGTGAACTAGCGTTGACCTACGCCAACACTAGTCTACGCGTCACTTTCTACAAATAACGGATCGATTGATTTCAACCCTTCCGACACATCAATCCTGATTTGTTCGATTGTTTCATATCTAGTTAACGAAACCTTTATCGAGAGCTTTATCAATCTGCTAATTTTTGACTCAGTATCAGCTATTGCCTTATCCATATTCCGGAGTGCAGCAGCTTTCGTACCGTGAAATTCAGCTGTATGTAAAAAACTCGCTCAGCTTCCTGATTATATCGATCCTGCATTTGCTCTAGCATCGTGGCTTGTTGATATAGAAGCTGCAGTTGATGAGTTTTATAGTCTGACAGCTTCGTCGCGCTCAGCTGCTCAGACTGCAGAGACGAAAGCGCCTCGAACTCAGTTGATTGGTTAACGAGCAAGTCCTTTTGAAGCTGGATAGTGCGCAGCAATGCGAATAGTGTCACCAGCGATATAACAGGACCAAAGATACCACCAAAAAAGGATCCGAACGCAGACCAGTTGTATGGCCTCTTTGATACATCGCCATTAAAGACGCTGAAATAAAAATAAAGAAGTGAGACAAGAAGCACAAAAATAGCAGCAAGCCCTACGTTAACTAAAAAATCAAATTGGCTTTTTGTTTCTTCCAACGACCATCTTTCATTGCTCCCCATGCCGGTCAACCGAAATATTCAAGCCAAATTGCCGCCACCGATCACGGGTGGCGGCGCCCGGTTGGAATCAATTATGACCTTTCCCGTATCTATGATCAGTTACCATCTTGTATCTTTCCCGCTTGCGGCGTAGCCGATGCAACAGCCCCCAATGAATTTGCAGTTTGTTTGTCTTTTAAATCTAGATATCGCTGAGTTCGAAAATACCATAACAACGCTCCAATGAGCGAGACAGCCAGAGAACAAAATTGCAAATCCCCATAGAAACCAGACAATTTTTTTAATCTCTCATAATAATCCTTAAGCAAATCAATACTCACATTGAGTTTTGCATTAACCACCTTTAAGTCAGCAAACTGCACTTTGAGTTTCTCTTCAAAGACGAACAACTTCTTTTGCGCTTCTTCCAACTCCTCCACAGTTGGCTTTCCCGCCATCAGCTCATTTATTTCTTTTGTAATTTGATCCGCCGAATCGGAAAGATTCTCTAAAGTAGCTTTAAATTCAGCTTGCTGCATAGTTACAGTGTCAATTTTTGACTCTAGCTCATCCGCACGTTTATTTAAATCAAAGAAGAAAAAAACAAAACATAGCATTCCTGTAATAGCCAGAAATTTATACAGATTATCTGTTGGTGCTTGCATTACTGCTCCTGTTCATAGCTGGCGTTCTCCCGCAGCCTTTAATAACCCACTTCTACGAATGACGCCAGCCGGCGAGGATCCCGCATGCTCACAGCAATTGACTTGTTTTCTGGTTTCGGCGGTTGGACGCGCGGCGGCAAGGACGCCGGGCTCAAAGTTCTTTGGGCTGCGAATCACTGGCCCGAGGCAGTCGAATGGCACACCCGGAACAATCCGGACACGATCCACGCGTGCCAAGACCTGCACCAGGCGAATTGGGCTGATGTGCCGAAGCATGATGTCATGCTCGCGTCGCCCTGCTGCCAAGGTCACACCAAGGCCCGCGGGAAGGCTGCCGGGAACCCTCAGCACGACACCTCGCGATCGACAGCCTGGGCGCCGGTACAGAATGCCGAAGTCAACCGGCCGGAGTTCGCGGTGATAGAGAACGTACCGGAGTTCATGGACTGGATTCTGTACCCGGCATGGGCTGACGCAATGCAGAGACTGGGCTATGCACTGGCCCCGCACATCGTGGACTGCGCCGATCTTGGCGTCCCGCAGCATCGTGTTCGCCTATTCATGGTCTGCTCACGCAGCAAGGCACCCTTGCACCTGCAGCTCCCCCGCTATCAGCACGTACCGGCACGCGAGATAATCGACTTCGACGCCGGCAAGTGGTCGCCGATCAACAAGCCAGGCCGCGCCGCATCGACGCTGACCCGCGTGAAGAATGGCCGCGAGCGCTTTGGTGACCGGTTCGTGATGCCCTACTACGGGTCCGGCTCGGGCCTCACTGGTCGCAGCCTTGACCGCCCGATCGGCACTATCACCACGCTGGACCGCTGGGCAGTCGTTGACGGCGACATGATGCGGATGATCAGCGCTGACGAAGCCATGGCCGCGCAGTCATTCCCGAAAGACACGCTCCGCCCGGACAACCACAAGCTGACCATGCACATGACCGGCAACGCGGTACCGCCACTCGCCGGGCAGCGCATCATCGAGGCACTGAAAGCCGCGGCGTAGTCACAGCAACGGCCACGCCGACAGCCAGTCAGCCAAGCGCATCAGGATCTGGCTCAGCAGCTCGATAAGTACCTGGTACATCACTTCAGCGATCAGTCGTTTCATTTGGTCATGCTCCGGCTCGTTGGATGACCCATCCTGCCGTCACGACAAAATCGCTTGTATACCTCCCGCCCCTCCACCGCCCGGGCATGCCCCGGCATAGGACGCGCATGCTCAAAAATCAGGACTACCTCGAACAACTGTTGAGCTATGACCCAGGTACCGGACTGTTCACTTGGCGGGTCGAGCAAGGCAGCGCGAA